TCATCTCGGAGAAAGAACCCATTGTATTCTTTGACGATTCGACCGCCGCAATTTTCTTTTGACATCAGTCATCCGGGAAAAGGTGAAACATCCAGTAAACCATCGCTGCTGCTGGAATCAAAGGCCAACATGTGATGAGAAGTATCAGACAGAAGATTCCAATCTGAATTCCTCTTCCGTCAATGTTGAGTGATCCGATGGCTAACACTGCCACGCAAACAATAAAGAACCAGAAGATGAATCGCACGATATATGAAACGGCATCAAGCCCGGTCCACCAATGCAATCCCCATGTTGGTAGATGAAATGAGTCCCACCATTCACCGAGAGTTCCGTTATACCAAAGAAGAAATAAAGCCACATGAATGCAGGCGATCACAAAGATCGAAAGCATTGTCAGCAGGACTTTGTCTTCTTTGAGGTCTTTCCACAAACTCATAGACTCGTTTCAAAAGGAAAGGTTCACGAAAATTCTTTGACGACTTCCATGTCTTCTCTTTACAGCGGCACCCCTTTGTCGTAACTGTATTCGTATTCCTCGCATTCCTCGTCATAATCGCCCCTCATTTCTTTGACCCAATCCAGATATTCCTGAGATGGTTCCAAAGTGTTGAAGCGGTATTCCTCGTAGCCGTTTTCCCAACGAGCCAAACGCAACTCAATCGGAGTTCCGTGAAGAATACGAGCTACTTGATCGAGCACCCATTGTTTGTGGTGACTTCCATCAATTTGGCCGTACCTTCCAATGTAGACCATAGCCCAGTCATTTGGCGTGAAGCTCTCATATGGTGTTCCATCAAGGGACTCCAGCACTGTTTCTCCAATGTAGCCTTCCACTTTTTTTCCTTTCAAGAAAACTCCATTTCATTTTACGGCCAAAATTGCGAATTGTAAAGCAGCACTCCTATATACCCACATGAAGTTTAGAGATTTTTTATTGGCTGAAAATGACCCCATGATGGGTGGCCCGCCAATGGGTGGCGATCCAATGGGCGGGGGAATGCCTCCGGGAGCTGATCCAATGATGGGTGGCGGCATGGGAGGTCCAATGGGCGGTCCACCGATGGGAGATCCCATGGGAATGGGTGGAGGAATGCCCGGTGGCGGTGGGGAAAATCCAGCTTTGCCCAAAGATGCAGACGTTTGGACAGTTCTTGATTCTATTTTGAACAATAAGCCTTTGGAAGAAGAAGAGCCTCAACAAAGTCAACCTCCGGCAGATCCAATGGGCGGAATGGCACCGCCACCAATGGGAGGACAACCACCAATGCCCCCAATGGGAGGCGGAATGAATCAGTCTTCACCAATGGGCGGTGATATGTTACAAAGTGGTCCTCACTTAATGCAATAACTTCTAAGAATTCCACGGAAGGATTCTAATGTCAAAAGCTATGCTGTTTAGCGATCTGCACGTTCATTCTCATAAGGGAAAGATTGATCGCTTAGACGACTGTCTAAAAACTCTTGAATGGATATTCAAAGAATCCAAGAACCATGAATGCAAATACATTCTCTTCTTGGGTGATTTATTTCATGATAGAGCGAAGATTGACGTTCTCACTTATCTTCGTACATTTGAAGCTTTTATGAATGAGGCTGATCCTAATCAGGAAATTTATTTGCTGGTAGGAAATCATGACATGTACCATCGTGAACGATGGGATGTGAATTCTGTCAAGCCTCTCACTGCTATCCCTAATGTCCATATCGTGGACGAACCATCAACAATCAATATTGGTGGTAGAAATGTTGATTGGATACCTCACACAGAAGACCCAATCAAAGAAGCCAAGAAGTTAAAAGAAGGAAGAGACAAGAAGGATCTTACGCTTCTTTTAGGACATATGGCCATCGATAATGCCATTCTCAATACCATGTATGGCACTAAAGCAGATGTCATTGTTGAGTATGATACAGGCATGAAAACAGTTGATGTTAGTATTTTTGACGACTGGAGTAATGGTCGTGTATTTTTGGGCCACTATCATGGTGCCCAGCATCTTAATGATCATGTTGAGTATTTGGGGTCACCATTGCAGCTTTCTTATGGTGAGGCATTTCAGGAGAAGCACATTGCAGTTTTAGATCTCAAAACATTAGAATACGAATACATCATTAATGATTTCAGCCCAAAACATTTGATCTTAGAAAAGAATGAAATCAATGAACATAATCTAAAGGGCAATTTCACACGTATTGTATGTGATGACATGTCTGCAAAAGACTTGATTGACATCAAGTTGGATCTGATGCAAAAACATGAAGTTGCCAGTTTTGATTTCAAGCAACGTGAACGAAAAGAAGACGAAGAAGCGAAAATTGAAGAAGCTCGTGCCATTTTGTTTAAGCATGATGAGATGCTTGAAAAGTGGCTTGAAGAAAAAACTGTTCCTGAAGGGTTAGACAAAGGTTTTCTTTTAGAAATTGGCAAGAAGATTATTGCCAATCAAGATGAAGAAGGCTCGCTTTTGAAAGAATTATTAGATTCATGAGAAATTTAATTATCACATGGGCCAGTGGTGAGGATTTTTGCAAATCAGAAGGGTTTCGTGTTTATTTGAAATCTCTGAAAAACATTGATCTTTCTAATGTAGATGTTGTATTTGTGACACATGATATGCCTGAAGAAACTCGGGCAATTTTGAAAACTTTAGAATTCAATGTCTATGATGTAGATCCAAATGAAGTTGGGTATCCAATTGGAGATCGTCACCTTCATTTTTGGCGTTACCTTGCTGCCAATCCTGATAAGTACAATCAAGTTCTTCATACAGATTGTCGTGATGTTGTCTTTCAAAGAGATCCATTCAAACTGGTACGTTATTCAGAGTCATTTATCCTTTTGACAAATGAAGGGATGCCTCCTTCATCGAATGGATTTCATTGTATAGAGCAGTTTAAATTTCAACAGGATATTCCGCCTTTGTTTCGAAAAGAAGTGAGAGACCATGTGCTGAATGGCGGAATTGCAATGGGTACTGCTGCTGATTTGAAGAGCCATTTTTTCCTTATCTGGGCTCTTAGTATAAAAATGTCACCTGATGTTACAGATCAGGCTGCTTTGAATTATTTGTTCAATTTTCTGGACCATGATCAAACTTATAAAGTAGCGCATCCTGCATTGGACAGTTTTTGTCTCACTGGAGAAGCTGTAAAAGATTCTTTCGTAGAATCAGATTTTCGAAACGGAGTTTTCTATCATAGGAAACTTAATGAACCCTATGTTCTGGTCCATCAATGGGATCGAACAAAATATCAAGAAAACGTCTTGGCACATTATCTCGAATAGAGTATAACCCTTCGCCACAGACATGGAGGTTTGGTGTGCGAGATCTAAAATTTCATTATGCTTCGGCGAAGAACTTCATTTGTTTCGGTCCTGAAGGGATCGAACTTTTTTTTGACAATTATGGAAGTCTCGTCTTAGTAAGGGGTGAAAACCTCGATGATGGCACAAATAAAGAGCCAGCCTCCAATGGCGCTGGTAAAAGCACTCTTCAAGACATCATCTCCTATGCTCTTTACGGTAGAACCGTTAAAAGCCCAAAACAACTCTCTGAAGGAGAGGTCATCAATTCTTTGACCGAGAAGGGACTCGTTGTCGAAGTTCAATTTGATGATCATAGAGTTGTTCGCTATCGCAAACCTAACAAACTAAAGGTTTGGAAAAGCAAAGATCACATCTGGGATAAAGAAACAGAAGTGACAATGGGTACTATGCGTGAGACCCAAAAGTATATTGAAAAAATCATTGGTCTTACACACAGAGCATTCTGCAACATCATTGTTTTTGATGACTCTAATTCTCATTCTTTCTTGGAGTCGGATGGTCCTACCAAGCGTAAGATTACAGAGAATCTTCTTGGGCTAGACACATATCGTGAACACCACGAGTCTGCCAAAGAGCTTCGTAAGAGCATCAAGAAAAGTATAGAAGGAAAATCCATAGAATATGAAAGGCTTAAAGTAGAAATTAAAAACTGCGATGAACGTGTTTCTATGGTCACGAAGAAAGAAAGCGACTGGAGAAAAGGTGTTGAGAACAAAATAACAGAATTGAAAAGTGAAATTTTATCAAAACAGCAAGAACTTTCATCAACAGATGAAGGGAAAGCTCTTGCTAAATACCAAGAAGCTCAAGAACAACTTTTGGAAAAGCAGGGTAAAGTTGATGAATTTGATCATAAAAGAGATCGTCTTAATGGAATCGTAGCAGATGCCAATGAGAAATTAGAAAAGGCACGTGAACAAAAGCAATCTATCAACCTCACCCTTCAGGAAAAGAATCTTAAGATAAAATCTTTGAAGGAAAAATTAGAGACAAACAAAGAACTTGTTGTTTCGCTTGAATCTCTTGAAGATGGGCAGGTTTGCCCAACTTGCCATGGAAAAATAACCAAAGAAAACTATGGCAGTGTTTTAACGCATGCTCAAAACATTGTTAACACCTGCGCTTCAGAGATCCAAAAATTAGCAACAGCAAGTGAAAAAGACACAGAAAGTTTTAAGGCTAAATCAGCTATTGTCTCTAAATTAGAAGATCACATTAAAGAGGCAAACAAAACTGTCACAAACATAGAAGACAAACTAAGCACACTCCGTCAGGAAGTGGTTAATCTTGGGAACATAAAGAAACCTGAAGGGAATTCGGCTCAACAAATTCTGGAAACAGAGATTGTTGATCTTAAAAAGCTCTGTAAGTCCAAAGAAGAAGAATTCAAGGGTGATTCACCCTACAAGGAAATTTTGGAATCAACAATTAAAGAACAGGCAGATAGAAAAAATGAAATAGAACAGAAAAAAGAGGAAATTAAAAAGGTGGAAAGTTTAGTACCTTATGTTGATTTCTGGTTCGATGCTTTTAGCGATAAAGGCATTCGAAAGTTTGTAGTTGAAGGAGCAATTCCGGCTCTTAATTCAAGGGTTTCTTATTGGTTGCAACATCTGATTGATAATAAGATTGAGGTTATATTTGATAACCAACTCGATATTGAAGTTAAGAGAAATGGAGCAAAGGCCAACTATTACTCTATGTCAAATGGAGAGAAAAGACGCATCAATTTGGCTGTATCGCAGGCATTTTCTTATGTCATGATGCTGCACAGTGGAAGTTGTCCGTCACTTGTTTTCTTGGATGAGATTACAGGTGGTGGAATTGACCGAGTTGGTGTGACTGGCGTTTATAATATGGTCTTTGAGTTGGCTAAAGAACGTCAGGTTTTTGTTACAACGCATAATGAAAATCTCCTAGACATGCTTCAAGGCTGTGAAAGTCTCACTCTTCGTAAGAAGGATGATGTCACTAAACTTGTTTCATAATCAGCCGCAACAGTTATTACGTTTTTGGACGATGAAGTTGCCTAAAAAACTAAACTCATAAGGTCTAGCTACCTGTCCCAATTTAAACAAGACACATCACAGAAAGAGAGGATTTGATGTCATTATCGGCTCTACAAGAGTATACATTTGTGAGCAAGTACGCACGATACTTGCCAGAGAAAAGCAGGAGAGAAACTTGGAATGAAGCGGTTGAAAGAGTGCGAGACATGCACATTCGACGCTACCCGGAAATTACACAAGAGATTGAATGGGCCTTCGAGCAAGTGAGGCAGAAGCGGGTCTTAGGGTCGCAACGAGCTTTACAGTTCGGGGGCAAACCGATTGAAAAGAAGAATGCCAGAATCTATAATTGCATCGCATCATATTGTGACAGAATGCGATTTTTTCAAGAATGTTTTTGGCTATTGTTGTGCGGTTGTGGAACAGGTTTTTCAGTGCAGGAACATCATGTTGCTAAAATTCCTGATTTTGTTCCAGAACGCTTGGGCAAAAACAAAACATATCTAATACCGGACTCAATTGAAGGCTGGGCTGATTCACTTGGTGTTCTTTTGAGTAGCTATATGTCTGGTGGAGAATTCCCGGAATTTGAAGGGTTTGATGTAGTATTTGACTACAGTTTGATTCGTCCTGAAGGTGCTCCTTTGGGTTCTTCATCTGGGAAGGCACCCGGTCCTAAACCGCTCAAAATAGCTTTGGAAAAAGTTCGTGAGCTATTGGACGCCTGTCTTGAAAGAGGTCAAAGTCGCATTCGACCAATTGATGCATATGACATTGTCATGCACGCCTCAGATGCTGTGTTGAGTGGTGGCGTAAGACGATCTGCCACAATTTGTCTTTTTAGTCCTACTGACAAAGAAATGGCAACTGCAAAAACGGGTAATTGGTTTGCAGAAAACCCACAACGTGGTCGCAGCAACAATTCAGCACTTTTAATTCGTAATGAAACCACTAAAGAACAGTTTGAAGAACTGATGTCTTATGTGCGTGAATTTGGCGAACCGGGTTTTGTCTGGTCAGATTCAACAGAATTGTTGGTAAACCCGTGTGTAGAAATTGGCCTTTATCCAGTTGATGAAATTACTGGTAAAAGTGGCTGGGAAGCTTGTAATCTTTGTGAAATCAATGGAGCAAAATGTAAGACTCCTGAAGATTTCAAAACGGCTTCTAAAGCCGCTGCTATTATTGGCACTTGTCAGGCAGGTTACACAGATTTGAAATATCTGGGCGACACATCTCGAAGAATCATTGAGAGAGAAGCTTTGTTGGGAGTAAGCATTACTGGCATGATGGATAATCCAGACGTTTTGTTTGATCCCAAACTTCAACGGCAAAATGCTAAGTTGATCATTAAGACAAATGAAAAGATCGCTGAGAAAATTGGCATCAATCCAACTGCTCGTGCAACATGCGTGAAACCAGCAGGGACAACTTCTTGTATTTTGGGAACTGCTTCCGGCATTCACCCACATCACGCCAGTGTTTATATTCGTCGTTCTCAGGGCAACTATCTTGAGCCGCCCCTGAAATTCTTTAAAGAAATCAACCCATTAGCTGTTGAAAAATCTGTCTGGTCAGCCAATGGCACCGATGAGGTCATTGCTTTTTGTGTTGAAGTGCCTAAAGGTGCTAAGACTAAGAATGACATTGATGCTCTCACTTTGTTGGATCATGTTAAAAGCACTCAACAAAACTGGGTCATGGCAGGAACTGTTGAATCCAGATGTACCGCTGATTGGCTGGTGCATAATGTTTCAAATACAATTACAGTCAAGGAAGATGAATGGGATGATGTCACTCAGTATATTTTCAAGAATAGGAAATACTTTGCCGGTATTAGTCTCTTGCCAATTACAGGGGACAAAGATTACCCACAAGCTCCATTCACTGCAATTTATCGTCCATCTCAATTGGTTAAAATGTATGGCGATGCAAGTGTTATGGCAAGCGGTTTGATTGTTGATGGGCTTCATGCTTTCAATGACAATCTTTGGAAAGCTTGTGAAGTCGTTTTGGGACTGGGAGAACCTCTTACAGAGCCACAACCAAAAGTTACTGAAGAAATGCCGCATATCAGTTTAGAAGATGTTCGAGAACAGGAACGTGAACAACAAGTTTACGAAGCTAAGGTTGATTGGGTTCGTCGAGCAAAACAGTTTGCTGAAAGGTATTTTGATGGAAACATCAAACAGATGACTTATTGTTTGAAAGACGTAAACAATTGGAAGTATTATTGCGATCTCATGAGAGAATACAAAGATGTTGATTTCTCTGCTATGATTGAAGAGCAAGACAATACTCGCCTCGAAGCTACCATTGCTTGCGCAGGTGGCAGTTGCGATTTACAGTACGTTTGATAAGTTGCCGATAAAAAACCAAATAGCTAACTCATGTAGAGTTGAATAAATTTTGGAATTGAGGTAACATGAACAATGAGAATGTCTTGTTGATCATTCGGGTGGTGGTGGTCTTGATTTTGATCACCGCCACCCCTTTTGTGGTTATTTGGAGCCTAAACGTTCTTTTTGGGCTGAAAATACCATTTGCGATCAAAACTTGGTCTGCTGTAGCATGTCTGATCATCATTCTTCTCAGATTGTGTAGACAAAGAAGGTAGGGGAAAAAAGATGACTGGCAAATTTATTGTTGTGGTAGGAGGTGTGTATTCTGGGACAGGAAAAGGCATCAGTGCCGCTTCAATTGGCTTGTTGCTAAAAATGCGTGGATCTAATGTAGAGTTGATCAAACTCGATCCTTATCTTAACGTTAATGCTGGCACTATGAATCCTCGTCAACACGGCGAGGTGTTTCTTTGTGATGACGGATCAGAAACAGATCTTGATCTCGGTCATTACGAACGAATTACAGACATTACAATGTCTGGCAAAAATATTTTTACCAGTGGTACTTTGTATAAAGAGCTTTTGAGCGAAGAAGAACAAGGGCAATACCTTGGTGAAACTGTTCAGGTGATCCCTCATGTTACAGGTAAGGTTCACGAACGACTAAAAGCACTGGGCACTAATGACAACATCGTTATAGCTGAAATTGGTGGAACAGTTGGCGATATTGAATCCAGTGGGTTTTATGAAGCAATACGGCAATTTAAACAAGCAAACCCTGATAATGTAATGGTCATTATGGTTGCTCCAGTAATTTGGAATGCAACCGTCAAAGAATTCAAAACAAAACCATTACAAAACTCCGTGAAAACTTTGTTGATGCATGGCATTCAACCTGAAATGCTGCTTTGTCGTACTGATAGAGAGCTTCCAAAACAAATATTGGACAAAGTTGCTCGTTTAACCAATGTATCCAGAGAAGCTGTTTTTGAAGCTCCTGATGTAAGTTCAATTTACCAAGTGCCTATTGAGTTCTACGATAGGCACGTTGATGATTTGATTGCCGACAAATTCCACCTGCCTCGAAAAGGCGTCAAGATACACAAGTATCGAAAATTGGTGGAAGCTTATATTGAAGGCGAAGATTATCCAGATACAAATATTGCCATTGTTGGCAAGTACGATAATTGCGATGAAGCTTATCAAAGCCTTAAAGAAGCCCTTGTTCATGCCAGCGTGGATTGTGAGACTAAAGTTAAAATCACTTGGATCAACGCTGAAGAATTAGAGGGCAAAGATTTACGCAGTGTTCGCCATATTTTCAAAGATGTTAATGGAGTCATTGTTCCGGGCGGATTTGATTCACGTGGAGTTGAAGGCAAGACACTTGCAATTCGATATTGTCGGGAAAAGAAAATTCCTTTCTTGGGGATTTGCCTTGGTCTTCAATGTGCTGTTATCGAGTTTGCACAGAATGTTCTTGGGTGGGATGATGCCACGAGTCGAGAATTTTCGAAAAAGAAAGATTCTCATCGTTACGTGATTGATTATGTTGATGGTCAAGAAAATATCGATCACAAATCAGGCACAATGCGTTTGGGATCATATGACTGTATACTTGAAAAAGGGATCATTCGTTCCCTTTATGGAAACAAGAAAAATATCAGCGAAAGACATCGCCATCGTTACGAAGTGAATGGTGATTATGTTTGCAAGCTTGAAAAGAAAGGGTTTCGAGTAGTTGGAAGAACCCCTGAAAGCAATCTTGTAGAAATGATGGAACTTGATCCTGAAATTCATCCTTATTTTGTTGGAACTCAGGCTCATCCTGAGTTTAAGTCACGCTTTCAAAATCCAGCACCTTTGTTTGTAGGGTTGCTTAATGCCGCAAAGGATCATTACGTGGCTTCAACTACTAAATCAGGATAGATCGTTTTCTTTCAGACAGGTCAATTAAGTCTTGTTTTTTGAAGTTTTTGTGAACACACACAATGTGCAGAAACAAGAGATATTCATCTCCTTTGTGTCCCCATTCATCTTTGTATGAGTTAGCAAAATCTATTATGTGAAGTTTACCATTTAAAACTGTCACGTTTTCTTCTAGGTCTCCATGAACGCAGTTGTATTTTTGCAGACCGTCTAAAATATCATTGCATTGATGTCGCCAATCTTCAGGGATTGTAATTCGACTTATTGGTTCACCCACATATGTCATTTTTATAGACATTTTTTCGTCATTTAATTCAATTATATTAGGAACACGATGAAAGTCAGCTAATTTATTTAAATGATGTACTTCAGAGTTATAATTAGCTTGATTTGAAAAGGTTTTTTCTACTATCCCGGATTTAATAGACACATTTTTTGTGCCTATTCCATATGGAGATTTCATCAGAAGCCTTGTTGTCCCTGTCCCATCATGGGGTCTTGTTGATTCGGATCTGGCGGCATTTGTCCCATTTGGTCCATTTGAGGATCAACAGGTTGTTCTGGGCCATCCTGTTGTGAGGTCAATTCCATATCCTGCTGTTCAACGTCTTCGCCGCCAAGTTCTGCTGCTTGATCTAAAGCACTTGTTGTTTTGATTCCCAGTTTAGTAGAAACATTTTCCAGTTCCTGAGCTGCTGCCGGGATCATTTGCTTTAGATCACCTTTTTCTTCAATGGTTTTCTTTAAAGCAACTGCCACTTTTTGAAGTGATTGCAAATGCTTTTGTTGCTTGATTGTCCACTGGCTGTGAAGAATTTTTCTTATTCTGTTGACAATGTCGTCTGCTAATCGTGTTGTTTGACGAACGCCCATGTGCTCCATGTCATTCTGAAGATCATGCACGGTAGTGAGCACATCGGTTACTTTGTGCCCCAGATGACTTTTTTCTTCGTTTAACAAGTAGGTTTTAAACCCCATGTCACCCTCCTGTTGGATACTCTCTGTACAGCTTTTGTTCATTCAAATCCACTTTCCACATTCTTTTGTAGTTTTTGTTCTCTTCGATAGGTTCTTCTAAACACTCTTGTTTCCAAAAGTCATATATCTCTCGATATTTGGAATCAGGCGGTATTCTCAACCAAACATTATTGCCTTTTCTGTCTTCTGGCTTGTAGATGTCCGTAATATCAAATAAATGTTCCGGGTCCAGCCAAGTTTTCTTTCTGCTTCTATTTTTGGCAGGGCTGGTGTTGAGAGCCGGAATTTTACCGTCATGCCCAAAGTCCTGATCTCCTATGACAATATACATTGTCATAGAAGTATTATTCAGATTTCTATTGCTTGGACATTTTACCCAAGACGATTTTGGCTTACGGTCATCCCAAAAGACAGCACTGGGCCGCTTGATGACAATATCGCCCTTTTCCGGCATTTTTGTTTTAGGTGCGGATTCAGCGGTTGATTCTTCAAGCTTGTAATTAGCCCATTCTGTAAATTTGTTGAACATAGCACTCTATTTAGTGTGTAAACCAAGGATATTCTTCATTTCGTTCATTATACGTTATCCTAAAATTAAAGGATGTTATTAGTCAATAATCATACATATTTGTATGGATGATCTTGATATTGACGATATTTTTGAAAACATGAGCAGCGACAAAAAGAGAGTAAATGGCAAAAGAAAAGGAAACAGAGTTGAACTGGAACTCTGCAAGCTTCTTACCAAACATTTCAAAAAAGAATTTTCTCGATCTGTTGGTTCCGGCAATCGATGGAGCCAAGTTACATCTATGCCTGCACATGCAAGAGATTCATTTATTGGCGACTTGTGTTGTCCTGAAGGGTTTAAGTGGGTTATTGAATGTAAAGGTGGGTACGACAATGATGTGGATTTTAGCAGCGTTTTAGATGGTGGCTGTGCCAGACTTGATGAATTTATAGAACAATCTACACATGATGCTGAACAAAGTGGACGTAAACCAATCATTCTTTGGAAGCGAAGTCGTAAACCATGGATTTTTATTGCCAAGAACACAGATATCAGCGTGTCAAATTTTGACTACTCATTTGTTTATCGTGATTGGAATATTGGAACTTTGGAAAAGTTGTTATCGTCAACAAATGAAAAGTTTTGGTTTGAGATTTAATGTTAGAATTTTTCAAAAAACTATTTGACACATCTGACTATCCAGCAAGATGGAGTTGCGGAAATTGGAGTCAATTTGAAGGTTGGCTTCATATTTGTTCTGACATTACAATTTTTGTTTCCTATTTTGCTATTCCTGTAGGGCTCTTGTTTATTCTTTACAGAATGAGCACTAATCTCAAGAAGATTAAAACTTTTCTTGTTTTGTTTTCTTTGTTCATTTTCCTTTGTGGTTTTACGCATTTGATAGAAGCGTGCATCTTCTATAATCCCATTTACAGAATTTCAGGAATGCTGAAATTCTTAACGGCATTTGTTTCTGTCATTACCGCTGTTTATTTATTGATTTTTGTTCAAACAAAAGCATTGAAATTCATAGCTTCAGCAGGTGAACTCGACGTAGAAAAAGATAGATTTGAACGAGCGTTTTACGCTTCTGGTATTGGCATGGGATTGGTGTCCGCAGGTGGAGAATGGCTGAAAGTTAATCCTGCTATTTGCGAAATGCTTCAATATACAGAAGAAGAACTTTTGTCCATGACTTTTATGGATCATACTCTGGAAGATGATATCAAACCAGACTGGGATCAATTTAAACAGGTTTTAGCTGGCACTTTAGACACGTATCAAATGCGGAAAAGATACATCAAAAAAGACGGCACGGTATTTCCAGTAAGACTTACTGTTTCAGTTGTTCGAGACGAAAATGGAAACTTTATACACACAGTTTCTCAAATCGAAGATATTACAGAAATTGAAGCAAGTGAAAGACACTTGAAACGTGTGGAAAGTTTAGTTAAAGATCTTGAAGGCTTTATTAGACTTTCTTCACACGATCTCAAATCTCCCCTGAGAGCTATTTCCAATTTAGCAAATTGGCTTGAAGAAGACATTGATCCAAAACATCTTACAGATGAGGCTTTAACTCACCTTAAAGCTATCAAAAAGAAATCAACCAAAATGCATGGGTTAATAGATGCCATTTTAGAATATACAAAGATACCTAATTCTGATTTTAGATCAGAGATTGATATTTCTGAAGTAGTCCAAAATTGTGTTGGTGTCAATTCCATTGGAAAAGATATTGAATTAAACGTAGTTAATCTTCCTGTGATAAATGCCAATCGTCACCAAATGCAAATGTTATTCAATGTGTTTATAGAAAATGCAATTGAACACTCGAATGAATCCGTAGTTGAAATTGATGTGATTTACGATAATGGAAAATTCATCATCAAAGATGATGGTCCCGGAATAGAACCAAGATATCATGATAAGATTTTTCAAATGTTTGAAGTATTAAACCCCAATGGCAAAATTGGTGCTGGTTTAGCTATTGCTAAAAGAATTGTTCATGAATACGATGGAGAAATCGGAGTGGAATCCAACATTGGCGAAGGTTCCAGATTTTGGTTTACTTTAAGTGGAGTAGAGGAATGAAAGGCGTGTTGTTGATTGATTTTGATGGAACTATTGTCGAGCACAGTTTTCCTGATATTGGGGAAACGTTACCGGGAGCTTTCGAGGTTTTAAAAGAACTTCAACAATATGGTTACAAACTTATTTTATGGACATGCAGAGAAGATGTTCGACATAAAATAGACAAACAATATCTCAAGGATGCAGTTGATTTTTGCAAGCATAATGGCATAGAGTTTGATGCTGTTAATGAGACCATACTTGATTTTGATTTTCGATCATGTTATAATTGCGATACACGTAAGCCTCATGCAACATGGCACATTGACGACAGAAACCTTGGTGGTTTCATGGGGTGGGATAAAGTTCGAGAGTTTCTAATTGAAGGAAAAGGTGCAGAATGGCGACTAAGCTAGTAAAGCCTGTCTCAAGGGAAGTGGAGCTAGAAGATGAATTTGGAAATTCTGGCGACGTGATTGTAACCATGAAAAAAGACGGAATTGAATTTCGTATGAAAAGCACCAGTCGAAAAATATTCATGCCATGGCAAAAAGTCATTAAAGGAATGGCTAAGCTTCCAGCAAATGCTCCGGGCCGTCATTTAGATAATCCTCTTGGATGGCTTGTTCAAAAATGAACCTTTCTCATGTGCCAATCGGTGACCTGATTAGGTCGTTGCAATGGAAAGATTATACTAATCTTCCTGAAGATAAAGCAGCGGCTATATCTGCCGAACTTATGTTGCGACATAACAGAATTAAAAATTGTTTTCAAAAACCTAAGAAAAAGCTTTCTTGGAAAGAAGAAGGTTTTTGATGCGATCTCTTTTGTTGTTTGAGCCAACAGAAGAATTGCAACGTAGGCTCAAGGCTTATTTGATGTGCGAAGATATGTCTGGTATTTTAGCAAAGCATGTACAGGAAATTCGTATCGAATTGAAGCGAAGAGAAAATATAATTGTTTGGCAAAAAGAGGGGTTTTAGTGGAAGGGCTTCATTTATATTCCACAAAAGAGCTTTTACAAACGTTGAAAGTGCTTATTCGTCATAATACGCTAGGACAATTAAAGCCAGAAATTAAAGCTATCGACAACGAATTAAAACGCCGCAGAAAGATCAATGTCCCTTGGAAGAAAGAGGGTTTTTGATTGCTATATAAAGCATGGCAATTTCACCTTATAAAAGATTCAGCCGTTCTTTATCAAAAAACGCTGTTATTAAATCCTTCCCGGAGGGAGGGAAAACAAGAGTATGGTTGGAAAGTCTTGCAGATGATAAGTGGAGTGTAGTGGGGCTCGATCCGCAAGTAAGAGAAGTTTTATTGACTGTTACAAGTTCAGATTCGAATGATGTTCATAATGTATCTTTGATTCTCCCGTTTTTCAACGAGTCTTAAATCTCCGCTTTTGAAAATAAAGCTGACAAACAACATTGTCCCAAAAGCCAAAACAGCGGCTTCTTTGACAACTGCTCGAATACATTCAGCATCTTTTTCTTTTGTGACAGATCTGCAATAAGCTTCTGTCACACCTAGTAGTTGTAATCGATAATCAAACTGATTTCCATTTATTTCACCCCTTCTCCAAGAGCGAATCAGTTCGTAAGCTTTTTCATCAAGCATCTTGCTTATTCCCAGAATTTTATCCAATCAGCCTCATATCTTTTCTTGAGAGCTTCTTTGTAGGCAAGGGATTTGACTTTCGCCATCCAGAGCCGGTGACCTGATCCGCCTTTGACAATCACGCCTTCAGGAACCTCTGTTTTTACCTTATACTTTGATTCAAAGTCAAGATCAGAGTTTCGGACGTTTTCAATAAATTGATCAGTGAGATCACCTTGGTAAATTACCTCGGCGACATTGAGATGGCCAAATTCATCAACGAATTCCCGTGGAGATATGAACCCTTGCTTATGTGGATTCACATCAAATAAAACCACATCCCAGTCTTCGCAGGGCATATGAGAACCTGCGAAACTTTTTGTTCCGAAAAATTCACCATACACGATGACGCTCTGACAGGTTTTGATCTTCTTGTGTGCTTTGAAAACCTTGACCAGTTCGTCGCTGTATTTGTTCAAAAACAATGGGATTGATGGGCCGTAGATGTCTTCATTTTCGTCGATGAGGCGATTTCTTACGCCAAATTTATACCAACCACGCTTCCGAGACCATTCCGCTCTGAAGTTGGTTCCATCGTATTTCACAAACCCTATACAGGGCTCTCTGGGTGCCTTTGAGGCACTATTGATGCTTGGGTAATGTTTCATGATAATTCTCTTGAGAGTATAAGTTACTCAAGGACACAAATTTTTTGCAGAGGTTCAATAAAAAAGCCCGGTTGTGACAACCGGGCTTTTATTCGTTTGATATCGATTAAGACAATTTAGAGGTCATCTTTCGATAAACATCAGGACCACCTCGCCTCATTGAATTCCACATTTGTGCATTGGGATATTCAAAATCAGAGGTTTCTTCTCCTTCTTTTCCTTTGAATTCAACCATGCTGGAACACCCAAAGATAGTCCCCCTTTCTTCTGCTTTTCGACAAGTGTATTCAGGAAGTTGAGATTCACGCAACTTATCGAAATTGTAATCTTTTACCGAATCTGTATCTGTATCTGTAGATTCAACAACTGAATTTGATGTATCAGCAAATGTTCCTGATGTATTACCAAATGTGTTAATAGAAACAGAAGATTCGTCAACGTCTGAAAAGTTCATAGCTGTACCAACATCTGCTGAATAGAAACATTCAGCAGACACAGTGCCTTTGGTTCGATTGGTCATGTAAGACTTCATTCTCTTACGTGTACCAGACATTCCACGAGTTGCAGCATCGGCTGTTTGATTTGCCCAAACAGCCATATTGGAAACAGGAATAGAAGTAGCTTGAGCAACTTCTGCCAGTACAGCTTCAGAACATCCCATATATGTGAATGTCCATCTTTTGCTAAGCTGACAGCCTTCTACCATTTCTTTCAAACTTCCATTGACGTAGAACTTTGAAGAGTTTTCTCCACCATCAGAAATTGAGATTACAAGATAAGCATTGTTCTCATCTTGAGTGTCTGTTGTTTCCTGAAGTTTTTGAATTCCATAACCCAAGGCATCATAAAATGATGTGGAACCACTGGGTTTGAAATCTTTGTGTTTAGCATTCTCCAGAGTATCGACTGGTTGATCCCAGAAATGCTCATAGACATTGCCATTGAATGTGACCAGAGAAACACGAATGTCCTGATCTTTTGAATCCTCTCTCAGTTGATCAACTTGTTCATTAAAGCCATCAACAGCTTGTTTTTTGGTTGTGCTCATAGATGACGACCGGTCAACGACAAACAAAACATGGGTTCTTGGTTTTTTACTCATTGATATTTTTTCCCTTCATGGGGTTGTATTTGTAGTGAGTTTACATGAGTATCACATAAACTTTGTAAAACCGATCCGGCAACGAACCGGATCGGTGCTCTTATTTGCGTTGATTACTTACCGGCTCGATTGGCACGAAGATAGCTTTCAGATGCAGACCATACCCCTTCGTGGAAAACAGGGGAACTGGCAGCAAACATGTCTACTCTTCGGCCTCCATCAAAAGGGCGACCTCCTTTTGGAGAAGCTCCTTCCAATTGCCCAAGAGCAATTTTTAGCTTTGGAAGATCTCCCGTTTGTTTCAGCTCATCAAATCTCAGAGCTGCTTTACGGTAACGATCTCGAAGTTGCTTGAAGGCATCTGGACCAACAGCTTTGTCGATCAAATCGTTAGATTTGTCAATATCGAGTTCAATGTTTTCAAACTCAGTAACAAGACGTACCATTTGACGAATGCTAAGACCAACACCTTCCCATGAACGGTTCGTTTGGTCGCATGTTCCACCTAAGCGAAGTGGACGACCGGGATAAATTGGGTTTTCATCAGTGAAGTTTTGAGGCAATTCACCAACTCGATAAACCTTTTTGATTTCATCCCCGACTTTAAAGGATTCAACACCCGGAAGTCCCTGTTTCGCCTCTTTGAGGTGAGCCAATGACGTATCAATGTCAAGGATTCGGCTTGTTTCATCTTTGTAAATCAGACATGGTTCACCTCGTGAAATTTCAGCGAGGCGTTTCCCAATGGGTGACTTTGGTTCATCGGGATCAAAACTTTCCAAAAGCTCTTTTGGCGTCATGCGAGACGCTTTTTTGCTGGAAACTGGTCGCCTTGGTTCGTCGGAAGCCTCTGTGGTGTTTCCACGGAAAACTTTGGCAATGTCTTTAGCAAGAGCAATTGGTTTAACAAGACGGCCTGTTTCAATACCTTCCACAGCAGGAAGACACTGCAAAATGTCTTCATATTTGAAGGCTTTCAGGCGATCAGTGGTAGTGCCACCAGCAGCTTTTAAGCAGTTGATCATCTTTTGCGGATCAACTTGTCCCGGTTCATTTGTTTTACCGGGGGCGATGGCCTCATTGTGCTCTTCGAGCAACGTCTGTACGGAATCGTACATATCTTGGATAGACATAGTCTACCTCCTAAATTGTCTACGCAACCTATTGTTGCAAATTCGCAGCCGATTGCTGCACTACGTGACTTTTGCCACACGGCACGCCTCACCAAGCAAACGTATCTATATCGGACCTGAAATTTTCTGTCAAGTCTTTTTTTTTTTTCAGTGATCAAGAATTGTGCTTGTCACCAGTTCTTTTTGTTCACCGTTCCATTCTTCATCAGCTACTTCCTGAAATTTTTTGTGAACATTTTCTAGGGATTGTTGATTCCCACGAACACGTTTTACTGATTGAAATCTCAAAATCAGCTCATGAATCAAATCATTGTCTTCATCTTCATCTTCTTCACCATCGTTTAATTCACACCTGTGACCAGACAAAGCTAATCCTTTGAATTCCAATCTGGCAATTTCCAAATTGTCATCATCAAAGAAACAAACAGCAATTATTTCTTCATTATCTGTATCATTTGGAAGTTTACTGAACCAATCAAAGGCAGAAAATGCTGGTGTTTCTTTGAGTTCAAAAGACAGAGTCTTATCTCTGTAACTCCATTCTGCCGAAAGTACAAATTCTCTGAGATGTGGACTGCTGGCTGGAATCAACCAAAAATTATTCCAATCCGGGAGCTTTGTAGGCTGAGGGACGTTTGTCTGATCTATTGATACTGTTTCCATTATTTCTCCAATGACTTGTAAGAGTAATGTTTTCTAAATATCAATCATAAATTTGCAATGGCATTCGGTCTGAAATAAAAATATTATCACCAAATTCCAGCTTGAATGTAACATTGTAAATCCCACAATTTAAATCAGTAGTATCAAGCTGATAGTATCCGTATCGCATTTCACGATAACCAACACTTTCTTCATCAACTACGATTCTAAGATCTCGTTCTTCAGGCAAGCAATCTCCACACTCTTGTTCAATTGTGACTTTAAGATCACTTACAATAGCTAAATTGTGATAGTATCGTTCCAAATCAGATCCTCTCGGAACATTTGGTATGATTTCCGCAATCAAGTATTGTTTAGAGCCTTTTCTGAGCTTGTTTGGCTGAAAGTGAAAATTAAAATCATACACAACAGGAGTAGGAGTTGTGTACCATAGGTCTGGGTAAATTGTGAAACAGTTTTCAATGGTTTGATCCGGTTCATCGGATTCCATTGTAATTGACCAAATGTCAAGATATTGACCTATGACATATTTGGTTGTTTCAGCAGATATTGTGACAAGATGTGTTCCAGTGTCTTCGACAGTGACACCAGAACCATCTATGCTTTCTACTAATCTTCGCCCATCTGCATTTGTTTCTGTAACTTCTTGTGGATCAAGGTAATAAATGTCTACCTTTTCGATACCTGACACATCTGCCAAATTAGCACTGTTGTAAGTAAACATTCTTAAATTAATTGTGTCGTTCACAACAGGGTTTTGATATCTTTCTTTAGTTGCCATCCTTAGTCTCCCGGTAGCCAAAGTTTTTTGCCACTTTTTTTAGGCGTTTTATGCTTTAAATGTTTTAAGATAATGCCTCTGGCAGATTTATCCAAGTCTTTCAAAAGTGTTTTTTTCTTTTTCCTTTCCTTGTGCTGATTAAGCCAATAATTCCGCATTAGCGACCCCGCTATTTAATTTTCTTACGTGCTTTATCTATGGCTTCATTTTCCTTTTTCTTCTGGTCTATAAATCTTTGAATTAACCACTTGCGCTCATGCACAGGTAAGGTCATGCAATCTTTTTTGCTCATATGCATATGATACTGGAAGAAGAACAATTCCTCCATCAGCGTTTGCCAAAGCTCTACTGATGGGTTGGGTTTTCCTTCTTCTTCCGTGGGAAGAAAAAACTTGCTTCTAGTGGCAATTCAATATTGAATTCTTCTGCACATGCCGGACAAACCATGGGAATTTTAGTGTCTACGCCAAAAGGAGGATCATTAACTGCATTTCGAAGATGAGCAACGTCACCAATTGGAAGACGCTTCAAAAGAACTTGAATCTCACGTCGATCTGTGACGCCTTCAACCCATTCCAACAAAGAAGCTGTTCTAAACAACAACGTATCATCTTCTGTTTGATCGCCAAACATTTGAACTCGTCGTTCACGATAATCTGTAATTGCCTGTTCGTCGCCACCAGTTGCTAATTTGTAACGATAACCAAATCCTGTAATTGGCAATGTTCCTACAAGTTTAGATGAATCAAAGTCGTCAGGACATTCCTCAACTTCAATTCCGTCAAGGTTAATGATTGTGGCAAAGTTGGTAGCACATTCAGGACATTTCACTTCTACATCGTATTCAGGAGTATAAGATATACCTCGAAGGAAAATCAAAAGATAGTTACGATCTACTGAAAGTAACTCTTCTGTTGGTATTTTTTCTCTAATGCATTTCTCGAAAATCATATCAATCGCCTTGCCTTTTTTGACCCATCTTGGGGTGGCAAGGATTTGCTCTTCTTCACCTGTCATAGGTCGAATATGAAGAACAGGAGGGATGTTTTCGTAAAATCGACCTTTAGAAGGAAGTTCCAAAGGTTCCCAATTTGAATGTTCTTCGGCCAGCCTTCCCAACAAATTTTCTAATTCGCTGCTTCCCTGAAGTCTTAATTGACTATCAGGAGTGGGCTGTGGTGTTGAAGTTGATCTGGGATTGTTCATTTTTGGTGGTCCTTGTGAACCACCTTGCATTTGTGCACGCAATTGTGGGGGCACATTGCCTGAAATTTGTAAACCACCATCTGGGGTCGCCATAGGCCGCATAGGAGCAGGGGCTTCTTGTCCAACTTCTTGGGCAGCAGCTTGATGAACGGATTGAACAGCCTTTAGAGGGTGATCATCAGGCAATTGATCAATACTTGGCTGTGAAACTGTTTCGGATTCAGCTTGTGGATCTGGATCTACTTTCTTTCGTGTTTGTCTGTAAACATCATCGGCCATATTGGCTCCTTGTTACTATTCTAAGTTGATTAGGCTTTTCGCTACCGAGGGTGCGAAATATTAGAGTATGAAAAGATTAAATTTCTCCACCGCAGAAGAACTTGTTTTTCAAGATACTGAAGTTCAGAAACTATTGCCTCCCTACATGTTCAGTTATTTTGAGCAATGGAGATTGGGGTTTAGAGTGCCAATGCTTCGACAAATGGCAAAACAAGCCATTTTAGACTTCTTGGATCAATTGAATGATGAACACGTTCAGATATTAGAAAAGCATTTTGGCGAGCAATTGGTAGTAGAAAAACTCAACTATCGATCAGTTGAAAACTACAAAATACCCTTGTCAGAAACTAAGATATGTGAAGCATTGTGTGAAATTGAGTTTCAATACTTCAGTACATGGAGGGATGCTGAATATCTCTATATATCCTTCTGGCGATAAAATTGATAGGAGAAATAATGGCTGAGCAAATGCGTGGAATATTGACTTTTTACATTAACTTTTTGTCTGAGGATTCTCAGGAAGAAAGAATTCAAACGATGAAAACAGCGAAAGAGTTCAACAAAGAGATGATTCAACGAATTGAAAAGGAAGAAAATTACATCGTAATGTTTGTTCCTACCTCTAATGAATCCTCTCGCATAGAAGTTACACATTGGGATAAACCATGTCATTCATCAGGGATGAATGTTGTTTTAAATGAAGAGGCAAATAATGGCTGATATAATTTTCTTTTTATTGAGCACAATTGGATTGACAAATATTGTCGTTGAAAGCGACATGCCTCTTGTTGTTTTGTTTAGAAACAAGGGCACTGAATTGCTTGGTGACACTTTTAACAAACTTGTTACATGTCATCAATGTTGTGGTTTTTGGTGTGGCATGATCTGCGGAGCAATTATTATTTCACAAAACCCATTTTGGATTCTTGCTTCAGGTTTTGCTGGAAGTTTCGTTTCGCCAGCTTATATGATTATAAACGATTACATTGTTTCAAAAACAGAATTTGTAATAGGTGATGTTGGGGATGACAGCGAATAAAAGGTATATGATTTTTTGCGAGCCATGTGCTTACAAAAAAATTGTTGAATCAACAGAAGGACTGGTGGAAATCAGAAGACCTAAAGTTCCCGGTGGTTCTCCTTACATTGATCCATTGACCAAAAAGACTAAAACCAAGAAAGCAACAGAACAACCCCCTTCAGTTAAATGTCCAAAATGTGGCAGAGGCGTTGTTTTAAAAAGACTTCCTGATGTCTTTGTGAAAGCAGAAAAAGAGCAAAGAAAAAGGATTGAAGAAGAGGAAGAACGTCAAAAAGAAGCTCAGAGAAAGATCGAAGAACCAGAAGAATTGGATGAAACATGAGCAAACAGAAAATCAAATTACTGGATGTGAAGCAAGCACTTCTCGATGACCGTTTTCGGTCAACTCTCCCCGAAGAGCTGACAAAGGATGTCACTAAGTTTCTCCAAAATCCGGGATGTGCCTGCAATCATCCAATCTACAAAAAGGTAATGAAAACAGCTTCAAAACAACTTGCAGATTATTTCCCAACAAAAGACACAAGTGAAGCTGAAGAAGAAACAGTGACAAAGAACGAGTGGTCGGTAATCAATTGCACGATTCATGAATTGGCCAGTAAACTTCGTGCTCTCCCTCCCGGTCGCAAACAACTCGACATTGCAAGGTTTGAAGATCAAGTTACTGTTGTGATAAATGATTTGGGGTTTTAATTTCTTTTAGAATAAACTTGTGTTGATTTCAAAAGTTCATCACAACTGGCAATCATTTTCTCTGGATATGATCCATATTTTGTGACATCCATCGGCCATTCATCACTTTTCAGTCGTCTCCGGCCTAAAAAAATTGCATTTTCATAAAGTTTTTTTGCTTTGTCAAAATCGTTCAAAAGATGGTAATGGACATCTGCTGTCAAACACCAAAATTCTGCCATTAATGGTTTGGCTTCAAGGCAAAGAGCTAAGTTCTGCAAAGTGGGTTTTACTTGTTTGAAGTGGTACAAAGAAACGAATGCATAATAGTATCGATTCATTACAGAAGACATAGAGACTTTGTTTTCAATGAACATATAATGCGAAGATGATTTCATAAATTCTTCATATTTTCCTTCGGCCATTAAAAGAGATGCTTCATAGTAAAACGGAGCAGCATCCATTGGTTTTTCGTTTTTCCAGCGATTTAATTCTTTTCTGGCATCTTCAAAGTTTAAATTGCCTCCTGAATAAATGATTCCTGATAGATTATCGGCTTGATCGGAATCAATTCGTTCAAAAACAGGGTTTATGAATTTTTTACCACTTGCAGGTTTCCAAATTCGTATCTCTTTGCTGAATATAGTGTTGCGTATAATTGTCAGGTAATGAAAATTGCTTTTTAGGCCATTTAAAACAAGCATATGACCTTGGTTTAATGTTTCCCATGGTTCAATATACATTTGCCATTCTGTGTCACATTGTTGTGTTATTTTGTTACGAAGATCGCTTCTATTTGTAGTAGATTTGTCCCAAACAACTTCCACTCCATAATTTTGACATATTTCTATAGTGTTATCTTTGCTGCCCATGTCTATGGCTACAATGGGACAATCTAAAGGTTGAATTGAACGAAGTGTTTTTTCAATTGTTTGTTCGTTGTTCTTCGTCAGGATTTGAATCGTAAGTAGTGTCAAACTTTTCCTCCAGCAGGCTAATAAAAGCTTGCTCTTCATTTATCATATTTTGTTTACGATAATGATCTATGAGACGCCTGTAAGCCCTAATATTCTTAGGATTGGCTTGTATTTCTGAGAACAAACTGATAAGATGCATACTATGATTATTTTAATAGAATGGATTTCTTGTTTTTTCTTGTGAGAATTTGTTAGCCACAAACAGATATATAATCCCCCCTTTGGTACACAGGAGGACTTTTGGCTAACGAGTATCTAAACAATAAGACATTTGAATCTGTGATTCAGTCCTTTCAAATACACAAACGTGAAAAACAAAAATACGAATTAATACTTCAGGATCTACAAGAGACACACCAAAGACGCAAGTTGAAATACAAAGATAACCAAAAGAAGAAGCTACTGCAAGACAAAATTGATTCATATGAAGAAACATGTGAAAATTTCAAAGAGTGTCAGGACCAGTTAGCTACTGCTTTTTATATCTTGTCTGAAAACATCGCTAACTATGCAAAATTTAGTGGCATTGATATTGATGATGCTATTCAGGAAGGCGTAGTTATCTGCTTTGAAAAAGTAGATAGATTCAACCCCAATTACACAGGCAAGAATGGACAAAAAGCTAAAGCATTCAATTATATGACAACATGTATTTTGAATCATTATCGACAACTTTATCGCAGCGCACGAAATTATCATGAATTGAAAAAGAAGTATCATACATTCTTGCAAGACAAACTCGAATCAGTTTTTCTTAGAAATGGAAAAGAGCGATACAATTAAAGTGGGGTAAAATTTATGAATGCTAATGTAGATCCAACAATTAACCTTGAAACAGGTGAGATGATTCAAAAATTAATCGACAATGGATATGGCGATTTAGTGGAGTGTTTGTTAGGCGGTGAAAATATTGTATACACCAAAAAAGGTCGTCTCAATAAAAGCAGTACATGTCGTGAAATGGGTTGGAAAAACAAGCAACTTGAAGACGCCCTGCGTGGAATGAAAGAGTGTTTAAAAGAAGAATATGACGAAGAGCAAGAAGATCAAAATTCCTCAATGTAAGCTCTGACGTATCTTAAAATCAAATCACATGTAACATATTCGCTTAAGCCCATGTCTAGTTGTTGAAAATCCACTGTCTGAGGCCAGACACTTTGGTAGACCCATCTTTCCACAACTTCACCGCAACCATCAAATAAAGTCAAAGTTGCATTTGGTCTAATGAAACCACTGTCAACAGGAGCTGACCACTTTGCTTGATCTTCTGGATCATAAAGGCTTTTCAGCCATTCGAATACAGGGTGGTTTCCATTTGTTTTAATGTCGTATAATGTGATTTGAATTGGCTTCCAGTCAGGCTTTGCCGGGTAAAACACCTCTTCGTTAAGATGTTGTGCTGACATTTCTTTGAAAACTAAAGTTGGTCGGGATGTTTTAAGTGGAGGTAATGTGTTAAGCGATCCATCTCCAATTACTTCGCCATTATTGCTGGTAAGCTGAAATAGCCAACGATGTTTTCTTTTGCACAACTTATCGCCAAAGTCAATGCTCATTCTACGACCCATTTGAGCCTCCATAGATAAAAAAGGGGCAGCATAAGCTACCCCTCAATATAGTAACCAACGACAATGATCGTTTAACGAAGCGGAGTTCTTTCAACGTTTATTAAAGTCAAACCCCCTCCTATGCCACCACAAGGCGAACAGCAGTTTTGAGGAATGTAATTTGGACACATGTGTTGGTAAAATACATCGGAGTAACGCAGTGTCAATTCGATAGTGACTGCTTCGGAATCACTGTAATCGAGGGAATCAAAATTCACTGCTTCTGGCCAAGCATCTCTAATTGTCCATCTTTCTAATTCTTCTCCACAACCATCCCAAAGAGATATGATAGCAGTTGCTGCATAATCATTCTTTTGAGAGCCTTGTTGTAAACCTCCAAAAATACCACGAGGATCAGCAAAATTGTAGACTGATGCTAACCAGTCATATAGTGGTTTCAATTCATATGTGTTGGCAACATCATAGTAAGTCAAAGTAATGGTTTCCCATGATGCTTTGCCCGGAATCCAGCTTTTAGCGTTGAGGAAATTGATCTCAGTTGGTTCAATTGAAATATTTGGGCGGTCAGCCATTTTCACATAATGTTTTGGAACCTGTTGACCGCCACAAATATTTTGCAACTCAACGGTGTAACGGAATTTCCGTTTGAACACATTGTTTTCGAAACCCAAATTGCCAATACCCATAGGTATAGCCATTTTATCTCCTTATCTATACCTGTATCAATTTTTAAACAAAATCGACACTTGGCTGGGTAACAGTCGTACCAGTACCACAACCAGAGCAGCAAGCTTCTGGAGTGAATTCTGGACACAGTGATCTGTAAGCCACATCTGAGTAACGAAGCGTTAATTCAATTGTTGCGTATTCAGAACTTGAGTAGTCAAGCTCGCCGAAGTTTACGGCGGTTGGCCACATGTTTCTCATTTCCCAAGTTTCCAGAAGAACACCGCAACCATCGTACATGTTCAGAACACCGACTGCATGCCAGTCTCGCTTATTACCCATGGTAAGATTTACTGGATCAGTGAAATCATGGGTTGTTGCAAGCCAGTTCCAAAGCATTCGCATTTGGTCATGTGCCACATCGATATATGTTACTGTGATAGTTTCCCACTGAGCTTTACCCGGAATCCATGTTCTGGCGTTCAAGTGGTCGATTTGTGTTTCCTCAATACTGAGGTTTGGACGGCCTGTCGTCATCACAAAGTGTTCTGGAACTACGTTTTTTTCGTTGTTACAAAAACCTTGGATTTCAAAAGTCCAACGGAATTGTCTTTTAAAGACGATATCCGGCTGGCCGATAATGCCGATTCCCATAGGTTTGTTAGCCATTTTTACTCCTGTATGGTTGTTCTATTAGAACTATTTATGATGTATTAACACCCTTGACATATTCCAAATGGTGTTGGTCCGCAAGAAGAGAAGTGTCGGACCTCAGAATATCTAAAAGTCACGTCTATTGTTGCTTCTTCAGACACTGCGTAATCTAAATCACCCCAGTTAATTGACTGAGGCCATAAAGATCCTAATTGCCATGTTTCCATGAGCCCACCGCATCCATCGTACATTGTTAGAATGCCAGTGCTATTCCATCCTAATTTTTCTGTCTGACCTAATTCGTTTGTTTGAAAGTTGTAAACAGAAGCAATGAGGTTCCACAAACCTTGTAGACCCGCATCGCCCGATTCATTGTTGTCTATGTAAGTGATCGAAAGGGGTTGCCATCTAGCCTTTCCGGGGAACCAAGTTGCTTGGTTAAGGAAGTTGACTTCTGTTTCATCTATGTCCAATTGTGGACGTGATCCAATTTTACACCACCATTCAGGAACGAACCCAAGTGGTGTTTGTATTTGGAATTTCCATCGGAACTTTCTTTTCATGATGGTTGTGGGGGCACCTAGCCTGCCTATTCCCATATCAGCCATGAAAACCTCTTATTTCTGTGGATAAAAAGGACTCCCCGGAATGGGGAGTCCTGTGGAATTTTTCTTAGAACGTGTCAGCGTTCTCTGCAAAGCTTCCAGTTCTGTGAATCGAGAATTCAATGAAGATAAACTCAACCGCACGTGTTGGCTGGACGCCAATTCTAGCTCGCATTTCATTTCGGTCGATAACGTCTGGTGGGTTCAACTCATCGTCACATTTGACTCTGAAGTCTGTCAGACCACGACCAACTTGGACCTCTGTAAGAATAGCTGTTGCCAATCGAACAAACTGAGCCCTTAGTTCTTCATCGTGTGGATCAAAGAGCAGAGCACGAGAAGCTGCTCTAATTCTCTTCTCAAGATAGAACAAGAGCCGCCTTACATTGACTCTGTCGAGAGCCGTAGGACGCCTTTGCAGGGTCTTCTGACCCCAAACCACAAACCCTTCAAAGTCCACAAACTGAACAATTGGGTTAATGGCATTTCTGTATCCGTACATCAGGTCTCGCTCTTGCAGGGTTGGTCGAGAGAATACGTCCGAAATACCCGGAACTGTTCCTCGGTTAAGACCAGCAGGTGCGAACCACGGTGCTGCCAACTGATCAGATCGAGCGATAACCGCCAAGATAGAACCAGATGGTGGAGCCCAAATATCAACACGGTTGAAGTTGTCTCTGATCTTGACCCAAGGCCAGTAGAGAGCACCAAAGTCGCTGTCAAAGCGAGTAGTGTTGAGCGGGTGAACACCGTTTTGCCATGCAATAATTTCGTTAACTGTCAAACCAAATGGTGGATCGATAACAGCTAAACAATCAGCTCGCAGGTTTTGTGCGAAGTCTAACAAGGCTGTAACAACTGATGTTGAGGTGTGCCCCGGAACACAGATCAGGTCGATGTCGATCTGTTCTGGTTCTGACAAAGCGTACAGTCCAGTAAATCCAAGCTGATTACCCAAGATTAATGCATCTTGTTCATCAGGGTCTGATGGGATACCGTCTGAACCACCTGCTAATCGGTAAGTTCCATCCAGTGGAGGAGCAGGGTTAGATGTGACATCGACGCCACGAATCCAGTCAGAAACCAAAGCCAAGAACGTTTCAACATAGAAACGACTTGTTTCATCTTTGGTTAACTGTCCCCATGCTTCAACTTGAACACCGTTGTTATAAACATCGATTTCAAAGTTACCTTCACGAATGTTGTTGGTGACAACAACTTGTGTGTCGTTACCATCGATACCAGCAGTGTCAGCAGTAATTGTCAGAGTAAGTTCTCCGTCTCCTGCATCACCGTTGGCTCGTCCATAAGTATGAACAGCAGCGTCACCAGAAGTTCCCAGCGGGCTTGTTCCTGTGACGGTCACATTTTCAAATCCGAAAACACCATCAGCAGTACTGTCAGACTTGATAAGCAATCTTGCATCTCGTCCATGGTGATCGGTTGTAAATGTGAGGTTGTCTCCTGTTGCAGAAGCAGTCCAGCCACCCGGCAAAGAGCCACCGTTTACTGTCTTCTGACTATTGATTTCTGAAACGACTTCAGCAATCGTGTATTCGCCACCTTCAAGGTCTTCAAGGTCGATGACCTGAATAACATTGTCGATCAACACATTGTCTGTGCCGTCAATGACGATTTGAATGTTCTGGTCAGTAAGACCAGCGAAGTCATATTCACCAGCAGTTTGATAACTTGCTGGATATTGTGATTTAGAGCCAGTAATGCTGGCTTGTGTCATGCCTGTTCCCAAACCAGTTACGTTTCCATCAACAACAGCACCACCATAGATGGCGTCCTGAACAGAAACGAGTTCCAGTTCAGCATCTGGGCCAAACGAGAATGTGGTTCGTACAGCGATTTTGTCATCTGTTGCGACATAGAATTCAATGCCGTCAATATCTGATTCAAGCTGAAGGTTGAGGTCTTCGACTGTTTGTGCTGTTGTGTATGTTCCAGCAAGCACAACCAAAACCTTTTCTTGCAAGACTCCATTGAGTCTCCAGCGGAAGAAAGAGTCTTCCGCAAATGTGTATGGCCCAGCAGTATCAGATTCAATAAGAATCTGGCCACCAGCAGCAGGAAGTTCTACTTCTGCTTTTCGAGCTTGTTCGTCACTAACGTTTTCCTCGTCTCCAACACGAACAACCCACAGTTCATTTGCAACAAGCAGGTATTGCTCAGCAGCGTAAATGAGGTACGGGTCACCGCTTTCAGGATGCGGGTAGCCAAATACCGTGTTGAGTTGTCTGTGCGTGGAAATCTGGGTTGGCACGTTGATTGGTCCCTTGGATGCAAACCCAACAATACCTGCACGATGGAAGGATTGTTCTGGTGCAATAAAGGACAAATCTTTTTCGGTGATTCGAACGCTAGGCGAAATTGTGTTCGATGGAGGAAATCCTCTAAGTATAGCCATTGGTTAATCTCCCTTTGATCCCTTACGATGAGTCGTGTTTGGCAAGTATCTAGTGGTGATCAAACCCATTTTCTCCACACGACCGATATAGTCTGTGGTCATTTCATCTTCTATCTCTACAATGTTCTTCCCAGCCCCGATTCCGGGAACGATCAAGGTAGTGAATGACTTGGTTGCTAGTTTTGATCTTACTATCAATTGCACAGGGCTTCGGCCCTTGTTGGTTACTTCAATCATTCTTTCAGTTCCTTCACTGCTTGTTCTAATCTTGCGATCACCTCTGTAACCGCCTCGTCATCAACAGAATCGACAATGTCTACTTTTGTTTTCAATACAGCTTTCTTTCGTTGTATCGGTTGTGTAACAAATGTCTCTGCTGTCAAGTTGAATTGGTATTTGATGACTCTTACCGCTTGATCACCGGGTTCCGCCTCAACGTTATTAGAAATGGAATCAAGTTTGACCCCAATTTCCCAAGAAACACCTCTAACCCTTATGTATGCCATGGGGCTGAATTTTGTAATAATTTGTGTGAGGATTTGCCTGACATCCTCTTCATAAAGAGTCCAAGCATAAAGAGTGTATTCCACATCCATAGGAATGCCCCTTGTGACTCCAAAGACCGTATCACGCTCATATCTTTCCTTGATGGCGAATCCCGGCTTCCAGTCTCTATTAAGACTCTTTAAATAATCTGTTGCCTTATGATAAATGTAACGATCCTGATTCATGCTGTAACCAGAAGTATGGATCGCTAAGATTGGTAGTTTAATCCTATCAACAACAACACTTTCATCTTTACGAACATTTTCCTGAATTACAGCAGCAACCGCTTTTTCCTGAGTTCCCCAGATAATTGGCACATTATGAGCTTTGCCTTGTTCATCAAGAACCACAATGTCACGAAACATATCCATGACAGCTTCATCTGTACCTCTGAGAGATCGACCATATCGGTATAGTGTATTCCTGTCGGGTGGGCTCATGCCCTGTTCATTAATGATGTGACCTTTTTGCATTGGGTCACATAGCCCACTTTGACCAATGCCCTTTTTCCTGTTGGACATTTCATCCACCAGCCAGTCAAGCCCTTTTCCTTCAACATCTTTTTGAGATTTTGGTTTTGAAGGGTCGTTTGGTGAGCAAAGTGGCGAAATTGGGTCTATGTTGAGATCTTTAATAGGCCCCGGATCATTGCATGGATTTAAATCGGGTTGAGTCATTTTCTTACCTTTGATATATTTAGGTTTGTCTTTTTGTTTCTACATTAGATTATGAAGCCTTATAGAATAATCAGCAGCAAAATCCCTCTTCCCAAGAAGGTTGTCGTAGGTTCTAAATTACCTAAAGCGAAAATTCCTAAAAAACTATTCACTAAAGTGAATCCACCGAAATTTGTTATCGAGAAAGAAGAAGCTAATGAGTTGGTTTGATCAACTTAAAGTTATTTGGGGACCAAGTGCTAATGATAATAGATTCTTTTCTGAAGAAGATATTGCTCGCACACAAGAACCAAGTTCTTCTACACGAACAATTGTTCAAAGCGTTTCCATGTCAGTAAATGAAGATGGAAGAATTACCAATACTGAACCAGTCACTTACAAAATATCTTTGGATGAAGATGGCGAAATACACATGGAAGTAATAGATGAACTTCCAAATATGCCAAATGACGATTGGCCAATAGAAGGAAATTTGGTTCAAGATATTAGAAATCAAGTTTCTGAAAATGTCAGAGCTTTTGTGCCAGTGCCAGAACTACCTCCTCTTCCTCCGTTATCTAATGTAAAAGTTGATTTTAACTGGAAAGAAGAAGGGTTTTGATGATGGTTAACATTTCCCGCCACCAAGATCTTTTATATCATTGATTTTAAAGTTTGGAGATGGTTGAGTAACTTTGCCTTCGCCAGTTGTAAGAGATTCCTGAAATCTCTGGCACATTAGTTGAATGCGAAGTTCTCCCCACATTTTGTAAACTTCAAGATTTCTTTGAATGACTACCCAATTCTCTCTTTTATGTGGCGTGAAAATACGTGAACCAATTTTAGGAGCATGTCCAATTTCCCGCAGTGCATGACGGTAGTTCACTTCGAACATCATTTCATCAGGTGAGTCGATGCCGAAGACTGTCATATAATTCTGTGCTGGAATTGGTTCGTAGTATCCATAAATGCACTTTGGACAATTAGACCAAAGCTTTCCTCTGTCTTCAACATAGAGTTCATCAATTGTATTCATGTTGATGAACACTTCATAATAATACAAAGGTGATCCACCAATTTCGATGACCTCTTCATCCCAAATATTGAACAAATCATGTTCTGGATTGTTGGGATCAAATTGTTGTAGACTATTTGATGTTCTGTATACTGAACCGTCAGGATTTCTTATTGCCATTATAAATTTATGTAGCAATACTAGGTTGAGAATTCCTAAATACGGTTCACAAGGGAGGGTATTACAATGAAAGAAAATCTTTCAATAGAAGCATTTGCACTAAGTCAAGTCGCTGGCATGGAAAAAACAGAAGCAGATCCAATTGGTGACGTTAAGCCTGTTAAAGAAGTAGACACTTATGTGGCTACTCTTATAGAAGAATGGACAAACATTCGTGGAGAAAGAACTTGGTGGAAAATCTGGCAGAGAACCACTGCTGGTCTTTACAAAGCAACCAAATTTTTGCTCAATAGTATTGATGGTTTAATCTGGCTTGTTGATGATCTTGTTGATCTTGGACCAGATAAAAAAGCAACCGTAATGAATGCTGTCGATATTCTTTATGACTACATCGTTCGTGAAGCAATTCCTATTTGGATGAGACCTTTTGCTGGTCGAGTGAAAAGTTATATCATGAGCGTGTTGGTTTCCACAGCAATTGACTGGATGGTTGCCAAGTATCGTGAAGGTGCTTGGAAAGAAAAAACTGCTTAAGAGAAAAGGCGAGGTTTCAACCTCGCCTTTTTTAATCAATTGGCAATGCTAAGTTAGGTAATATTTTCTTATAACGACTTTTGCACTCTTCATCATTTATTACACAAACCAATCCTTCAGCCATTTTTGATTTCCCAGATTTCACCATACCACTTACTTTTGTGTTTCTGCCAGTTGTTCCAGAGATAACTCCCCAGTCACTTTCATTTAAATTCGCAGAATAAAAAATAGCTGTAATACAAGGTGATATTTGGTTTTCTGTAATTTCACAGAAATCCCATACAAAACTCAATAGTTGATTCACTTCTCTATGATGAGCTTGCCATGTTAAGCCTTTTAAATGAGGCAACCTTGGTTTTCCTACTTCCAAAGAACATTTTTTAGACAGAGTTCCACAAGTTCCTTTGATTTCTAATCCTGTTGGATAATTTCGAAGTTGCTTTTCTGTTGCAGATATTGCAGTCTTAGGAAGAAGGTCGGGATAGCCTTTTTCAATTGGATTAACTATGGCATTTGTTGTTGCAGCAATTGCCGCAACAAGATATTCTCCAACGACAGCGGTGCTGTTTTTAAGAGCAATACGATGCCAAAGGGTCATAGGAAGAGCAGCAAGTCCATCATTACATTCTTGAACAGCAGTTGATAACTTTAAAGAATCAATATCGAACCCACATTGAAACTCTATGCCCTTGTTGATTGCATAAAATTTCTGTTTCATAGATTCATATTAGTACCACATACCACATGTTGTGGTCAATACTAATTCAAACCATAGAAATCAAGAAAGTGCTTCATCAAGCTTTTCTTGAAAAATATTTCGACGTGACTCTTTGTTTTTTCTAAACGTTGTTGCTTCAATTGAAATTAATTTCAAATTGTGTTTTCGGTATATCTTTTCTTTTTTGATCCGCTTCTTAGCGTAACGTTCGCACCTTTTATTGTTTGTTCTTTCTTCGAAGCCCCATATTTCGATGAACGAATTTGCCACCTTGAAATCACATCGAATTTTGCTGTCTTTTGTTACTTCGCAATCAACCTCATGTTTTATTTTTTGATCAAATAAAAAATCGTCAAATTCAACTTCATATGTTGACTTAAGAGCGTGGCCATCTTTTGATATTAAGTACGACTCAGGACTTACTTCTACACCAAGTCTATCAGCTACTTCAACTACACCTCCAAAATCAGCTATAGCTAAAGCCACTGACGACCCTATCTCTTGTTTCAATTGAGATACAGAAGGCATTTTGCCGTCTTTGCATCTTGGAAGAATTTCTTTTTCTACATTTTCCCACACCTTCCAAAACCCATTGATCCGTTGAATTGGTTGATGCCCAAGTTCGGTCAAAAGTTCTCCATAGTTGTTTGGCAGACGATCAATAGCTGCCATCAACGATGGGTCTAATTTTCTAATTTCTGTTGTAGGGGGGACATGCTTTAGTTCATCAATGCGTTGCTGTATACGATCAAGAACTTTTGACTTTGACCATTTCTCTTTGACGACATGTCCAAGCTTAGACTTGTAATATCTCCAATCTCTCGTTCGGTAAATTGCTCTCATTACCTCTGGATATACATCATTGACATATTTAGATGTTGGAAATGAACCAAGTTCTTTTTCGATTAATTGAAGTTTTTTGATGACATTTTCTTCAGTCCAATACCCACGAGGTTTACGGTTGCACTTATACCCAAGTGTTATTGAAAGATCGTGATACTTTAGTCCAAGATGAGTTATTGCATTTATAAGCTTAAATTCTTTTAATTCATCAAGCCTCTTCCTTGCAGGGAATTGTCCATCTTTTTGTGCAATTCCTTTTAAACGACACAGAACATCTTCTTTAGACCACTTACTATAAGGTTTATTAAAATTCATGATTACCTCCAACATTATGATAGTAATCATGAATTTATTTTTAAGTAAACTTTGCAGAAATCAAGAAAGCGTAAGCTTGGTAGTGATACTTATAGTTCCACCGCCAGATGGGATTGAGAATGGAGCACCACTGAATCTTTCCAACCAAAGCAAGTTGCCGGATTCGTCTGTGACATAGTAGCCATACGCAGTTGTGGTTGTACCAAAAGTAAATGTTTGCTCACTGAAAATAGCTGTGGTTACACCAGCAGATTGTGTAGTGGTCCAGTTGGTGGATGTTAGCGTTATTGCCGCATAGCCTGTTGAAGCAACTTCTGTCAAATCACCAATAACAGTTGAATCTGTTGGCGTAGTATCTGTCGAATAAAGGTGCAGAACTGGATTGTCCGCTGTTGTGATTCCTACAATGTACTGTAGGAGCAAATATTCACCTTTTTCATTAGGGCACACGAGAGACATAGAAAGGATCTCCTTAAATATTCAATTTCCTGTATATACTAATGTGAAATTGAATTATTTGGAGAATATTCAAATGACAAAAAGAGGCCCTAAAAATCTTACATCAGACACAATCAAAGAAATCAGATGTCTTTATAGTAAAGGGGATTACACGCAGAAAAAACTGGCTGATTTGTTCGAAATCAGCCAATCGACTGTTTGTAAGATAATCAACAATGAAATTCATAAACAATCTTCAGAAATCAAAATTAGCGGTGAGGCAAAGGTAAAAGTGGGATATCAGCATGGCGATTAAAGATCGAGATGGAAACGTGTATAAACTTAGGGGTCCAAATCCCTTGATGAAAGAACAATCCGAATGGAATTCGGACAATGTTAAGCTCATTAATTTTGGATGGAAAGAAGACGTTAAAGAAGATGAAAACAACCCAATCGAACAATTCAAGAAAGATTATGATGTAGTTGACATTGCAGAAGAGCTGGGATTAGAAGAAAATGTTGCAGAGCCTGTAATTGAAGAACCTAAAAAAGTAGAACCAGAACCTGAAATTCAATCTTTAGAAGAAAACAAAATTGATTTTGATAAAAAAACAATGGAGTTTCTTCAAAAGAACAAAGTGATGGTTCATTGTGCTCCTGCAATCAAAACTCAAATCAAAGATGAACTCTATGGCGATTCTTATGAAAGAATCACATATGGAAATAAAGTCAAATTTGCAGCGGTGATATCAAAACAAACAGATTTTGATATCGAACTATGGACTACAAGTGAAGTCTCTAAAGAATCTGTGATTTATCCTCAAGATGAATCTAAAAGATGGTGGAGAGTAACAGAAGTTGAGCCAAAATCAGGAGGTTACTTAGTTTCAGCTATCACATCTGATGTGAATCCTGATTTCAGTTGATGTCTTCTACTTGAGTTTTAACATCGACTTTATATCCAAGATCTTCAATTTGACCCTGTAACTCTTTAACTGCTTTACGATATCCACTTTCATAAATGGCACCCAAAAGTTTGCCAAAGTCCTGAACATCTCCATCTGTTAAAAGAGAAGTGGAAACTCGATCTATGATTTGATCATGTTTGTCGCTGTAAAATGCTTTGAGAAGTTGAGAAGTCCATTTTTTAATGGTAAATGACCTTGGGTTGGCCATATAGCTCATCATTTTACTTCTTTTTTCTTGTTCTTCTTTTTCCACGTTTCTTTCCTTTGCCTGTTGGATCTTCTTCTGCATTATCAGCTTCACCTGAAATGCTTACTCCACCGGGAGAGCCAACAGCTCCCCACCAATTAAATCCACCTCCATCTTTAGCAGGCGTTCCGTCATAAACAGCATCAGTCTCTTTTAAAGAGTCCATCCATTCAGAAAATTTAGTTACCTTTATAAGACTTTCTGCTACTTTCCTTATCTGAGGTTGTTGCTGTTGTTGGTGCTGATATTGTTGCTGATATTGTTGCTGATAGTGTTGTAGTTCAGGGTCACTTTGCATGACCTTTTGCCACATTCTTGACCAGTTGTCATTTTGATACACTTGTGCCAGAAAATCATTCATACTTCCATATCCATATTGATGAGCCTGAATAGCATCCTGCATTGCTGCCTTGAACATTGCAGCATCACCTTGTTGAGGCAACTGACGTATATCTTGTTGAGGCACATTTGTTGTTTTGGTTCTTTTAGAAACCTCATCGGCAATTTGATCAATCCCACTATCTGCAATCAAGCCATTGCTGTCTAAGGCTTTTAGCTTTGGTATGGTTTGTCTTAAAACTGAAGCAAGTGTGAAAATCATAGTTTCAACTTCTTCAGATGGATCAGGTACACGCATGACAGAGTTCACTAATTCCACAAAATAATCATGAACTCCGTCAACAATACCTAATTTTTCATCTTCGCTACTTGAATTTTGAGCGTTTTTCAAAGCTCGAATTGGGCCACTTTGTAGATCGTTTGCATCAAGCATGCTTATTGTATTTTTGAAAGCATTGGCATAATCATCACTGTAGCCTTGTTTTTCAAGTCTTGTGATGTTGATAAACGGTTCTGATCTTTTTCGGATCATGTCCATGACTTTATCGAATGAAATGGTGCTGGGATCTACTTCGGTAACACCAGTTTTTGAACCAGTAATAGCATTGAATTTACGAGCACGGTTGCTGGTAAATGTCATTGCCATTTTACCTTCACGTTCCGTTGCTCCTACTCTTTGATTATCTCCAGCCTCAATGCCTTTTCCATCTTCATCTGCCAATGCACTTTGCTGAACCATTTTATCATCAAGCGATTCTTCTCCTGTAGCAACTCTGGCGATGAATGAAGACATTTGATAAATTCTCCACTCTTTTCCATTTTTCAAAAGAGCTTTTGTAATATCCTCTGGGAAATAAGTTTCTTCATTAGAAGGATCAATTGATTGAGGTTCTTTCCCTGATTTAAACAATGCATCAATTTTTTTGTAATCTACATTTTCTAGTTCTTGTAGTTTTTCAATGAATTTAGTATTGTTTAGATTTCCGATTTTTATATGGCCATCACCAAGATTGTTTTGAAGCCATATTACAGCAGCGGTGAAAGCATTGCCTTCATCCGGGTCTGCAACCCCTCGGCTTTTAGCTGCTGATATACCTCTTCTGACAGCAGATTTAACTGCTGGAAGATCCATTACGTTTGATGCACTTGTACCTTCTCTTTCTCCCCAATTCTCTGGATTGATTACCATGTCCTGCAAAGCATCTTCTGTTGCTTCCGGGGTTGGAAGGGGCACTGTTCTCATTTTTCCTTGTGTGTTGGTGTTAATTCCAAAATCAACACCAATAAGCCCACAGCCCTCTGGGCCACAAGGTTCTTTTGTTGGTTTCACCAAATGAAACAGACCTGTTTCATTGTTCTTTTTGAAAGTGTATTTTTTGCTGCCTGATCGTTTACTTCCTAGTCTAATTGTAGCTTGTCTTCTTTTAGAACTTGGAATTTCACGTCCTTCTGATTTTTCTTCATCAGTTAAATCCCAATTCCAACCATCACCAAGAGCTTGAGTGATGTGATACAATGTGCTGCCTTTTTCATCTACTTCATCCTGCTTTTCGACATAAGCAAATTGGCTATAATCAATTCCTTCTGGTCGATACAATGTCAATTTGGTAGCTGGTAATTTTAGTTTTTTTGCAGCGGTGTTAATGATTCCTGCAATATGCCATCTTGCTCCTGTGACTGGATTGTTTATCCTAGCCATGACTTTATTGTTCATAGAAGCCCCTGAAATGAAATTTTCATAGGCTTCCTTTTGCTGTTCGGGAGAAAGATAATAAAACGTTTTATTTCCCTTCATGAAAGCTCTGTTTTCAGGAGGGAAAAAATCGATACTTTGCTTGGAGACGTAAGGCAGCTTTAGTCCATACGCAACCATTTTCTTAATGTGTTCGTATACCTTATCATCATATCCATTATCATCTACAGGCAGCATTCCATCTTTTCCGCTAAACTTATTATCAGCGTCATATTGCGACCCGTAAGAATAATCTCTACTTTTAATCTTAGAAGTTTTTAAGCTTTTCTGGAATTCAGTAAACGCTTTGCCTTCATCGGACTCCATAGCACGGTCCATTTTTACTAAAGCGTTTTTAATTGGGTTTTGAAAATATACTATTTCATTAGGAGCCTGAAGTCCTTTGAATTCATAAAATGACTGACCGCTGTCATCATCGATGTGAAGTTTACCTTGAGAAAGATCCGGTCCCTGTTGGTCAAAAGGCTCTTTGAAGGACATTTTTGGTGCACCTTCCCACTGTGCAGATTCCAACCAAGGCATGAAGCCATTAAGTCCACCAAAATAAAATTCTTCACCGCCAAACTCACGAATAATCTCATTGACTTTTTGCAGATCCATAATCAAACCCATGGATTCCAGCATTTTAGGTTCATGGTTGCTAAACCATTCTTGTTTCATGCTTTCATTCCAAAGTTTGGCAAGTGCTGGAAATTTTTTGTGTGCTTGTTCGGCAAACACATAAACTTCATGTACTTGTTGTTCTGGAGGAAGTTGCTCGTTGACTCTTTTTGTAAACTTAGCCCTTTCTTGAGAGGCTTCATATAGACCATCATGAAATAGCCAATAAGCAATTTTAGCCTGATTGACAACGTCTTTACCTTGTTTCAATCCTCTGTTATTTTTATCTTTGTCGTCTTCTTTTGTTTTGGGAGCCATACTAAGAAGATTTCTTGCCGCAGGGGACAATTGAGCCATCCAACCCTTGTTTTCTACTTTGGGCGTGGTTCCTATCCCCATCTCCATCCAGAGAGGAGTTGTTTTCTTTAATTCATCGTTGAAAAGATTTCTGAAAGACGACATGTACATTACCTTATTTCGTTATCACAACTATATAGATTTATCATGGCAAATTGCGGATCAAATACCTTAGTAATAAATCGACCTTCTCAAAGATCGTTTGATGATGCCACCTGCACAGTAGGAGGCACTAAATCTAAAGCTTCAACATGCGGCAGCATTGGAGGTTGTAATTCACCAGTTGCTCCACATGACCGTCCTAATATGACTCGTAGAACTTATCGTGAGAAAGTTCGTGAGGACATTAAAGACTATGTTTTATTGATGCTTGGTGCACCTGTAGTTAAAGTAGAATTAGACGAACAACAATTAGATTTGGCAGTCGATCAATCATTAGCTGTTTTTGAAGAATATGCTGGTCGAGATCATTATGATTATTACACTTTCAGAGCAATTCCCGGCCAGTCTGTGTATAAAATGCCTGATGATATTGGCATGATTCGCAATGTATTTTACAAAGAACAGGGTAGCTTTGCGTTTCAAGCATCTGACCTTGATGGAGCAATTCCCATTGAATATTTCTATCCGGGTGGTGCATATTCCAGCATTCAAGGTGGAATGATCGACCCAATTCAGCCAATTTGGGGACGTGCCGGTGAATGGGTGCTCTACAAACAGTATGAGCAAATGTTCTCACGACTTAGCAGCAATATTGGCGGTTGGGAATGGGTCGCTGATCGTCGCCACATTAAAATTTACCCAACTCCTTACAAGCCTCAGCTTGTAATTGTTCATTATCTTCAAAAATGCAAAGACTGGAAAGAAGTGACACAAGCGATGCAGGAAGGAGCTTTAGCTCATGCAATGATTATGCTTGGTCATGTTCGAGGTAAGTATGCTCAACCACCGGGTCCGGGTGGTGGTATGCAATTGGATGGAGATTACATGAAGCAACAAGGTTGGGAAATGAAAAAACAATGGCAAGAAGATCTTTTATATCGTTATGGCGATTTTCTGCCCATTACCATGGATGCCGGACTTGTCTGGGCTTTCAAGGCAATCTTCGAAAACTATATCAAGCCAATTTGGGAAAAATATACGAATCCCATCACAGTGGACTAAAGTATATTTATTCTTACTACGATGATGTAGCTATGAAATACACAACTGCTGAAATGGCTGATTTGTTCCGTGCCGGAGGGTGCGAACTTTTAGATAAATACACTGGTTGCATGAACAAAATGAAGTATCAATGTTCATGTGGAAACACACAAAGAATGTGGCCTTGAAAAACTAAGAGGTTCAAACCACCATAATTGGGTGGATGATCGTGAAAAACTGAAGCTCGATAGAACTTTTCGGAAGCGATGCTACAAAGCACTTCAAAGTTCACTCAAGGCAACCGACAAAGAAAAGGTTGGTCGCACCAGTGACATGCTTGGCTATGGCCCAAAGGAGTTACAGGAGCATATCACAAATCATCCCAATTGGGATAATGTTAAAGATAAGCGATGGCACTTGGACCACATCTTCCCAATTGAAGCATTCATACAGCACAAGATTTACGACCTGAAGCTGATCAACTGCTTAGAGAACCTACGTCCGATCACTCAAAGAGAGAACAATCAAAAGAAGGACAAATACGGGAATGGAGATTATGAATTTAAAGTGTACAACTTACGTTATGGTATCGAAAGTTTGTATTTAACTCCTACAGGTGCTATATTTCATAGGGGCCTGCAAAACAAAGATGTAACTGACGCAACAACATTTGGTAGTACGGCATTTTCGGGTGGTGTAGACGATTATTTGAGATTATTAGGAATTGTCACTAGACCCAAAGTTTGATCGTGACTTAGTCTTTTTCTTCTTTTTTTTTGTTCCACAGTTACATTGGCAACCCAAAGGTGAAGGATGCGTAGCTATGGCACCAGTGTCCGTACCACCGCCACCGCCACCGCCTCCATCCTCTTCTGCCAATCTTGCTTCAAGCCATTGTGTAAAAGTTTTCATCATACAACTATATATTAGCGATATGGAAACTTTCATTGATTGGCTTAAAAGAGAACCTTTAAACGAAGCAGATACCAGATACAGCGTTGAAGTGAATTATCGCACTAAAGCTGATGAGGTGTTGAAGAACTATGCTAAGATTTGCCTTGGGTATGCTTCGGCTGCTTTAAAGAAGTCAGATTTTCATGTTCGTCAGGTATTTGAAGAGCAACCACTGAGACTTCTAGTTTCTTCAAGAAACTGGGATGACGGAGAACATGTAGGGGTAGTTTCTTGGAACCCAAGTCAAAAGTGTTATTTCATTTCTAAAGGTTTCTGGAACAAAGATAGAAAAACAGTTTCTATTCCTGATGGCAACACGCAGAAATGCGAATCTGACAATGCTGCTGAAATAGTGAAGGATATTAAAAACGTGATGCACTCTCTTAAGGATACACCTGATCGTCACGTTCAAAAACTGAAAGCTGTTCCCCTGAAACGGGGACCGAAATCCTTCAAATGAAACAAAATGAAGTCCTCGTAAAATGGAAAGGCAGTAAGCGGTTACAAGCTGAACGAATTCTTTTTCATTTCCCAAAAGAAACAGACACATATTACGAGCCATTTCTTGGGGGAGCTTCTGTTCTTTATGAAGCAATAAAAAACAAAGCTGCTAAAAAATATCGAGCCAGCGATCACAACAAACCTCTTATAGAGATTTGGAAATTAGTTCAAAATGATCCTAATCGACTTTTTGAAGACTACACAATTAGATGGCATAAATTACAGTCTAAAGGCAAAGACTATTATTATGAAACTCGTAGCGAGTTCAACAAAGACCAAGATCCTCTCAAATTCTTTTTTCTATTGAGAACATGTCGAAATGGTTTAGTTCGCTACAACAAAAAAGGCGAGTTCAATAGTGGCTTTCATTTAAGAAGAAGTGGAATTCGACCTCAAAATTTAAAGTCAATTCTTAATCAATGGAATTGCGAATTCGGCAAAGTTGATATCAAGTTTGAAGTTAAAGATTATCAAAAGGTCAATGCAAAATCGGGAGATTTTTTGTACCTTGACCCCCCTTATGTGTCTAAAGAAGTTTATTACTATGGAGACTTCAATATCAATCTTCTTTTTGATTGGTTGAGATCTTTGAAATGTAATTACGCTCTTTCTTTGAATGGTAGTGAAAACGGCATTGATAAAACAATTGATGTTCCAATTGATCTATATACAAAACACGTGTTTATTGAAAACGGTTTTCAACGTTTGGCAGACAGTAAAGTAGAAGTCAAACACAGCTTGTATGTGAGGAACCATGTATCATAGAATTGGTAAGGGCGGATCAAGATACAAAGGCAAAAGAGGAGCTGGCATCATGTTCACTGATGGCAAGCAAACTCTCTTACTTAAGAGAGATGAAGGAGATCATCAGGGAACTTGGGGATTGCCGGGCGGAAAAGCCGAAAAAGGCGAATCGATGATTGCCTGTGCTATTCGTGAAACAGAAGAAGAGACAGGTATTCCAAATATCCCCGGAAATCGAATAGATGCCGTTGAAAGCCAAGATGGAACACATCGTTGGACTACTTATCTTTATCGCATTAAAGAGCCATTTGACGTATCTCTGAGCGAAGAGCATTCAGAATACAAATGGGTTGATTTGGATAAGATTAAAGATTTGAATCTTCATCCAAAATTCGAAGCTCAATTAGATCGTTATTTTCACGTTATGCGAAATAGAGCTTTGACATTTAGGGAATGGTCACTGGTCCAGTGAAGAGCAGCGACAATGCTTCCTAGTCAACTACCCCGACCCTAAAGAGGTTTGCCTGCCTTACTCGTTCGCTTCGCTCACGATCTATGATAGGCAAACTTGCTTACGCAAGTAGGGGCTTTCTCGCCGTGAAGCGGTAAAGTTTTGTTGACGCCAATTGTAAACAAACAGATGATAAAAATTAAAACACAGACAACCCACATTTTTTAGCTCCAAAAATAAGCTGCAATAACAACTCCGAGTAAAGCACCTGCTCCCCAAACATTAGCTAAAGCGTACCTTCTCTGTTGATCTTTGCCTTTCCAAGCTTTTTTCGTTTCAATAATTAACCAATAAATTGCCCACATATAGATATAATAGCAAAAAAGGCCGCTGTTTTGGAACAGCGGCCTTTTGAGTTTTAGGAAACGAACTGTTATTTCTTTTCAGGGTTCAGATCGACGTTCCCTCGAATTCCAAAGTTCTTCATGTCAGTCCAAAGAGTACCTTCGCCTGCATAGAGAAATTCAAATTCCAGATCTTCTGGCAAACCATCGGCAAAGATATATCGATTGTAGGCATTCGGTCTTTCGAAAGCTTGTACGGCCAATTCAAACAATTGGGCTTTAGCTTCTTCTTCCAATTGGTTTGCTTTAGCTTTGGCTTGACCAATCACCACAGTCGATTCAGCTTCAATTGTGGCTGTTTCTTTATCGATTTCAGCAACCAATTGAATTGTTTCAGCTTCGGTTTCTCCAACTTGCTTTTGACCAAGTGCTATGATCTCAGCAACCTGCTTCTTCGTGTCAGCATCAATTTTTTCAGCTTCCACATCTTTCAGCTTTTCAATTTCACGAAGTTCAGCTTCTTTTTGCGTGGTGATCTGTTCCTGATCCCGAGTCAACTTTAATTCATCGGCAATAAATGCTGTTTGAATTGGCTGACGAACTTCTTTCGGAATGTAGATGTGACGCACCAAACCATACAGAAGTTGAATCTGCTTATCATCAAGAACACGGTGAAATTCAATTTCAGTGTCTTCTTGGAATTTTTGTCGAGACTCACCAACAAGCAAATCAACAGCAGAGTGGGCTGAGCCATTGTTTCGACAAATCGATTCAATTTGAGGCATCACCACTTTTTGTTCTACAGCACCAATGTTGCCGAATGTTCGAATAATTCTCGGCGCTGCATCAGGAAGAATTCCCCAAATTGCTGTAAAGTCCATTAGAATCGGAAAGCCATCGCTACTTGGGAAGTTAATTCCTTCTGTCAAACTGGCAATAACAGGCTCACCTGCTTCATCCACCTTCACAGAACCATCAGCTTCAACTTGAGTTTTTACGTTGATAGATGCCTCACGGTATCCAATTTCAACAATGTCAACTTCCTGTTCACGTCCATTGATTGGATATAAACCGGGAGGAAGAACATCATCGAGTACACCTTTTGGCTCTTCTGTGATTGGATTTGATGCTTTGTTTGTCACAACACCAACATAACCAGTTGGTATTGAAATAAACCCAGCGTGTTTTCCATTTTCGCTTCGAACAGGTCTTTCGATGACATCAAATTCATATGCATAAGGATGCACACGATAACGTCCCGGACCAAAAGATTTTCTCAAAATCCCTTTGTGTTTCGTTTCTCCAAGATCACCCTCCACGAGGTATTCACCCGATGGAAGAGGCTCACCAAGGTTACTCTTTACAACAGCGATTTGTCCCGGCATTACAATTTTGTCTGGGACGATTTCAGTTTCCCACCATAGTGGGCAATAGAAGTGCCGTCCGGGTCCACGCATTTCTTTGAGAACACCGACTTCACCTTCTTCTGCAAAGTGTCCGGGTTTGGCTTTCTTGACAGGCACGCCGACCATAGCCAGCAGTGAACCTTTGTAGCGAAGCTGCAAGCTGTAACCGGGCTCAACATAAACACGGTTAATCATCCAGTGTAATGTAAACGCTCCGATAACTGTTATCAGAAGTGAAGTTAGCAGAAACTTTGTTCGCCATTTCATGATTTATAATCCTTTCGTTTATTTTCTTTTTGTTATTCAGCAGGTGTGGCTTGTTCGACAGTTTCAGGTTTTTCTGGTGTTGGGCCAGACAAACCGAAGTGTTCCATCAAAGGACTGTTGTTTGTATTGGTCATGATTTTTCGAAAACTCGGTGCAATCTTTTCCCAAAGAGTATAATCAGCATATGCACTTCCATCTCCACCAAAGGCTTTGATGGCACGCTCCCAACCCGCAGCAATAGCTTCATTGTCGAATTTGATAACAGAAGCAGCAGCTTCTCCACGAGCAATGATCGCTTCTGCTTCATCTTTTGCTGCATCAAGTTTAAATCTGGCAACTTCTCGTTGTTCATTTGCTTTAGTGACAGCAACCTGCTGCTTCTGCTTAGCAGCCACAGTTTCCGTTACAACAGATTGATCCGCAGCACGCAGTTCTGTTCTTTGAACAACTTTTTGCTTTTCAACAGCAAGTTTGATCTCAGATTCCTGTTGGAGAATCTGCTGTCCATACTGTCGCAATTGCTGACGTGCAACTTCACGATCACGAACAGGTCCAGCAATTGCTTCTGGTGGATAAATCTTTGTGATCAAAGCTTGGACGATTTCAATACCCAAAGGCTCACATTCAGATTCCATTGCTTCTGCAAAAGCCTTCTGAAATTCAATACGAGTTTGGCCACCGATAAAGTCACGACCTTTGTTGCTTGACCCCTTCAAACGGCAGAAACTTCTTGCATTAGGAAGAATAATCTTTGTGACAATTTCTTCATCTACTCGTTCAATGTCATTTTTGTCATTGAACGTTTCATTGTAGATCACAAAAACTTCAGCGGCTTTCTCGGGGTTAACACGGAATTCAACAATTCCATCCAATTGGACCCAGAATCCGTCCAGAGACGGGAATCCCATGTCACCACCTTCGGAAAGGTTGAATCGTTGAGACCGACAATCGATTTCATTGATCCGTGTCACATATGGGTTCACATAATACGTTCCGGGATCAAGTGTCTTTTTCTGAACCCCACGGCGTCCTTCTTCTACAAGAAGTTCGTTGGGATTTTCTGGCATTGGAGCAGCTAGTAACGTGACAACACCTTTGTGTCCAGCAGGAATTGTGATTGGTTTGAATCGCAAAAGTTTTTCGGTGTAGGGATGGATTGGATAACGTCCCGGTCGAAGCACGTCTTCGACAATTCCCTTTTCAATATCTTTTGACGCAACAAAGTGTCTGTAAGGGAGGTTTTCGCCATTGAGCTTTACAAGTACACCAAGTTCATTTGACGCAATTTCATCATAGGGATGAACTTCCCAGTCCCATTCAAATGGGTTGCGGAAATATCGCCCTTCCAATAGAAGCTCTTTTTGAACCCCTTTGTAAGATTCATCCGGGGCACATTCTGCGTCATTGGGAATATTTTTGCCGGTCTTTTTGATCAGGACGGCAAAATGTTTGGTTGGCACATCGATTCGGAATTGTGAATAGATGAGATAAGTCATTCCAACCATAAACACAATGCCAATGACAAATATCCATGGGGCTAATTTCCTCATGGCATTGCGTACATCAATTGGATTTTCACTGAAATCTCGCACTAGGTTCTCCTTATTTCATAGACAGCTTGAACAGCTTGTTGCCTTTGGCAAACATAACTTGTGACCCAACTCGACATAACCTCATGTCGCTTTCTATAACCGGGTCAGAGATCGATTTAACATTTTGCGATCCCGAACGGGAAGAGAACAATTCGATTTTCTCTTCTTCCGTAATACAAACACAAACCCCATTCTCCAGAACTGTGAAGTTCAAACCAGTGGGAATGATGTCTTCAATTTTACGGGCTATTTCATAATTGCCCCATCTTTCTTCAAAACGGATCACGAAGCGATCATACTTGCCTTTGGAAATTCCAACAACCATCAGAACCCCATTTTCATATTTCGCTTCAGTAATTTGATATTCATCAAGTTCTTTAATATGGAACTGTTGAGCAATGCCTGATTTTGGGAATACAGAGACAAAGTATCCTTCGAACAGATACTGGATGATTGTTCCCTGAAACATCTGCGTTGCATTGGGCAAAATATCACAAACGACTTTCGGTGCCGCCATAATGTTTTTGCCAGATTCAATGAATTGAATTTCAACGATTCGATTATTGCTTTGAACGTACAAACGCCCCTCGCAACTCATCAGATCACTTCCATTCCCTTGATAATCGATTTTTTCCTGAGTTTTTAGATTTGTCAAATGAACGATATTGTTCTCAAGATGAGCTGAGACAGGAATTTGCATCACATTTGTAATGCCTGCACGGATTTTCTTGTATGGTTTTGGCTTAGGGGCCTGATTTACAAACACATGTTCAGGTCCAATAGAAACCTCTGTTCCGGGGCGACCTATAAAACCAACCAGCATTTCCCCAAAATCATGAATTTCTTTGATTTCGAAGTTATCACTGCCACTGATTTCTTTGACTTTGGCGACAAGAAGGATTTTGCCATGAAAGTCCTGTGGGGCCGGATGTCGTTCGCCACGTTCAAACAGAGCTTTGTACCACTGCATGTAAACATCAGGAATGACATCAAAAGGATAAACAGCAGCAGCAGGGTATTTTGTTTCAGAGTTTAAAACTGAAACATTTGCCTTCATTTGATCTTCCATCCTCGTTTTGACATTTTTGAAACGAGGATGTGCTCCCTTGAAGGGATGAATTCCGGTCCACATGTAGAACGAGATAATTGCGAAAGAAAACCAATCACTCAGCTCTGTCCAAATGTAGACTCCGTTTTTCTTTTCAACGTGCCAATCTCGCACGCTTAGCATTAAAGCCTCTGCTGGATAATGTTTGGTTTGAAAACTATTCACATCAATGAATGACACAGTTTCGTAATCCAACGAAACCATGTAGTTCATCTCATTACCATCTACTTGGAGAATGTCCTTGGAGTGGATGTGTTCAATGCCATCACGAATATCCTGTATTAACTTACCCATTTGATCGAATGTAACGTTCTCTCGATCTCGGTAAGATTTTGTTAGAATTTGAGCAAGTGGCACTGAATTAGGAACCAGCTTCATGGTATAGCCAACTGGTTTTCCTTTAGAATCCAGTAAAACTTGCTCTGGCTTGATGATGTTGGGATGATTGAGAACAGCCAGTTCTTGAAATTTTCCATCGGGAATCATTTTCCCAGCATGACAGATTTTGTAGACAACGCCATCTTTAATATAGATGACACCCTCACCACCTTTGGCGACTACATGTGTCTTGGTGATATTGACTTTATCACCAGTGCCTCGAATGGTAAGTTTCATGAATGTATTCCCGTAAAAGTGTACACAAACATTTTACGTCTGGTTTTCCTGACTGTAAAGTTTGTTCTTCTTAATGTAATTGAAAATTGCAGGATAGAGTCTTCGTTGAGCGTGCTCAAAATCGCCTTCTGATAAAGCTTTACGAAGCGTTGTTGAGCTATAGCTTACACCAAATTCCAAAACCTGATTTGGTTTTTCGTATGGCCAAGAAGCTAACAATTCGTATCCACTTCTTTTCAACACAATGAATGGATATCGTTCGATAAGTTCCTTGCCACGATGCCATTTTTTCTTGATATCATTGGCACAATCTGAACCCACAACGATCACAAATTCATCTTTTGGATTTTCTTTTTCTAAAGCTTCCATCGTTTCAATTAGATGGCCTTTGGTTTTGTTGTCGATTTCGTAAGTGCATTCACGAAAAGGAAATCCTTGGTAGTTCTCGTTTATCTGATAAACCATTCTTTCTACCATGGTTAATCGATGACAAGAATCTTCAGAGTCTTTATTGAATTTGTGGCTGCAACAAGGCATGTACCAGAATTGATCTATGTCTGTTTCAGCATAGACAAGTTCTCCAGCCATTTTATGTGCATATGTGGGAGGATCAAAAGATCCTCCAAAAATCGCAAATTTAGCCACAGTGAATTACTCCGGTGCTGAAATCATCTGAACACTTTACATCAACGCCCAGTGTTTTAGAAAGTGATCTTGGCTTTTTGGTGTTCATGACCCAATGCATTTGCCTTTCGACAAATGACGTTTG